AGTCCGGACTGTGCTTGGATTCCTTGAATCCAGATAGGCCAGCCACCTGTGCGGCTATGGCTTGTCTGACTGCACTGAACTTCATCTTCTTCTTCTCGTGGTGCGGAACTGACCAAACCGACCGGGCTGGTTCAAGAAGATGACTGGATTTTTGGCTTGTCTGTGATTGGGTTGATCACTTTGGCCATCATGGTCATAATCATAGATGAAGTTGATCTGCTTCCATTCATGGCTGTACTGTCTGAAGTGCTCAGATGCCAGGTCAAGATATCTTCCATTGGATTGTCCAAGCGAGCTGTGGAAGTCTCTGAAGATGTAGTACAATGACAGATTCTGATGGGCACCCCGGAAGGCTTCTGGAGACATCACAAGATACTCCAGACCACCGCCTTCTGTTCTCATTCTTTGAATGATGGTGAACCATGCTTCATCAATATAAGACTGGTAAGATGTCAGGTTGGATGGGCGGATATCAGCTAGTTGGCTGTAGGTGGATGTCAAGTCGCCATCACTCACCACAGGATACAATCTCCTCTTCACCACTGCTGCATTTCTCCGGAAGTTGTACACCCCACCAGTCAGCTGTATTTCCCACTCTTGCAAGTACCCTTCACCAAGTTCCAAGGTGTCTGCCAAGTTGCCTGAACTGTGAGTGTATTGTGGAATGTTACCGGGATATGTTCCAGTAGCCTCATCCACAATCTTATCACCCTGTGGTGATATCAGACTGTACTTGACATCTGTTGGACCCACCAATGCACCATTCCGGTAGATTGGCAGTGTGGTCAGTTGGCTCTTGCCACGTTCCAACAGTTCTGGCACCTTGATTTGTGGTGCATAAGGGGTTGCATTGCTCATTTCACAAAGTCCTCATAGATGGACATTCCAACAGTCTCGTATTCTTGAATGAAGGCATTCATGTCTTTGACCAGCTGGTTCAGTTCATCCAGTTCTTGTCGTTTTTCTGGAACATGTTGCTGTTTCAGAAGTATTTCTTTTTTCCGGCCACTGCTCTTCTGTAAGACTTGCAGTTCCCAGAAGTGTGGTTCTGGATTGCCAAGGATATTGGAACGCATCAGATTGACAGACCAGTTCTGGAATGCCACCAAGTCCATCTTTTCAATCATCCGATTGGCCACCACTCGGATATTTGTCCACTTTGGCACATGGTATCTTCCACCACGGACTTGATAGACATGCATGTAATCATATTTTTGCGGGTCCAGATACACCCAGCCTTCTTGCTGTAGCTGACCGATTCGAGAACCGGGGTTTCCAATCTCACCTTGTATCTGATGCACACCATTCACACCGGGAATGACTCGTTCCATTCTCAGATGTGGCACAAAGAACCCCTTCTTGACTGTCTTGGTGCTTTTACCAGATTGAACTTCGACATCACGGTATACAAACTGCCAATTCGATGGATGGAACTTGTAATAGAATGGATGGTTCGGTCTAGCTGGTAATAGGGTTTGTTCTTGTTGGGCCATTGGAGCCCATGGTTGTGGTTGCATTGTTTTATTCATCTTTTGTACCTCGTGAAAGAATGGATGGCAGCTGGTGCCACCATCCAAACAATATTGATTATAGAATCAGATTAAACTGCTGAGATCAACAGAACACCACGGTCATTGTCAATCACAGACATACCAAGGTATGCATGTCCAACAATACGGGTCAAAGCCTTGTCAGCTTCACGTTCCATTTCAATCATCACTTCACCCATTTCCATGGCTTCTGCTGCACCGGGTAATGCACTTGGCATTCCAGTTGCAAAACCAATGGCACCCGGTGCAAACATTGCACCTTGATGGTCTGTTCCATCATTGGTGATGTGTGAAGAAGTGTAGATTTCAACACCCATGAACTGACCTTTGTAGTGAGAACCTTTGGCACTGATGGCTTCATAAGAAGCTGGTGCATAGGTCAACACGCTACCAGTTGACAATCCAAGAAGATCATCTTGAAGGTCTGCCCATTGCTTTGGATGCAATACACAAACATAAGGACCGGGAGCGCCTTTGTTTGATGCAGCTGCTTCAAGTGCTTGAATAGCATCCAAGAATTTGTCAGCATCCAATGCAGCAGCACTGGTTCCAGCAGTTGTGGTGAATCCAGCAACAGTTGCACCAGTCAAGTCTGCAAACAATGCATCATATGAACGTGCAATTGATTCTGCAATGCGGAATGGGTCAACATCACCAACACCATAGGCTGTCATTCCAGCCAAGTCAGTGATTTCGTATGCTAAAGCTTGTCGCTTTACAACAACATCAACATGACCATCAGTCAATGCAGATGGTGTGACAGCTACTGGATTAACAGCAGGACTGGTGAATGCTGTGAATGCATCATATCCATCAAGGCCAGCTTTGCGGACACGGATGGTATCAGAACCCATTCCGTTGATTGAGCCTACAAAGTCCATGAATGGAGTATTGCGAAGGTTTGTGGAGTCTGTGAGAAGTAGTCGAATCTCTTGAGAGATCATTTGGGCAAGTCTCAGGTCACCTGATAGCCCAGCTTGAGTAATAGCCATGATTTACACCTATTATATGGAAGTTTTTGGTTGGGTTGGTTTGCGTGGATATCTGCTGTTACGGGTGCGACCCTTCCACATACAAGATGTCTTTGTCTTATTGTACAGCATTATTTGAGACTGTGCAACATAAACGAAAAAACCCACCCGTGATGGGTGGGAAAAAGCGAGGTACAAGACTTTTTTTTGGTGGGAATCTGTCAATGTTAGATTGAAACAACAATCTCAGCACCAGTCACATTGATGACTGATTTTACTTTTACATTGTTAGAATCAACCAATTGGACATCAAGCTGAATGAGATTGCCACTGCTGTCATATGCTGACACATGAACAATCTTTTTACCAAGTCCATGGTTCAAGGTTGCAAAGGTGTTTGCAGTCAAGTTCTGTGGTGCGAACTCTTTACGGAAGTCAGCAATGTCGACCAGAATTTCACCTTTAGTATTGTCATATTGTGCAAGGTTACCAGCTGCTGGGTCAGCACTGATTGCAGCTTGAGCACGAGCATCAGTGAAGTACAGATTTGAACCTTCTGCAACATCATCAGTATTGGCATCCAATGTATATTCACCATTGGAGAACAATAGACCTTGTCCAGCACTGAATTCAGCAAAGATGTCAGACAGTTGAACACTTAAGTCACCATTGACTTCTTTCTTCAACAATTGAACATCTGGACCAGCCACTGACTTGATGGTGATTGCAGATTTGGCACGAGCATCTGTGAAGTAAAGGTTTGAACCTTCTGCAATGTCTCCAGTGTCAGCTGTCAATTCAATCTTACCTGTAAGATTTGAATAAGCAAGACCAGCACCGATAACACTGATTGCATTGCGAGCACGACCTTCTGTGAAGTACAAGTTAGTACCTTCTGCAATGTCTCCAGAATCAGCAGTCAGTTCAATCACACCAGCATTGTATGAAAGACCAGCACCAGTAACACTGATTGCAGCTTGAGCACGAGCATCTGTGAAGTACAAGTTAGATACACCTTCAGATACACCATCAGTGTCAGCACTGAAAGAGAATGTACCATTGGCAGAACTGTAAGACAGACCAGAACCAGCAGCAAAGAAGCCACGAATTTCAGCTTGGTCAGCTGTGAATTCACCAGTTGCACTGTTGTAATCAATACCAGCAGATGCAGACAAAGCAGCACGAACTTCGGCTTCAGATACATCTTGTCCTTCAATCTCAGTGAAGTCTGCAGCTGTTTTAGCTACACCACCATTGTGAATCCAGCTTTGGGCACGGCCAGTCACATTGGTCAGAATGATGATATCACCTTCTTGCTTTTCATCACCATTGGTATAGTTAGATGATACCCAGTTGCTGATGCTAGTTGCTACAGTGTCAACAGCAACATCAGTGATGGTCAATGGCTTTAGCTTTAGTTGCTTTTGTCCATTTACAGTCACAAGTTCTGCATAGTTGGCTGAATCAGTTGCGATTCCAACAACACTGTTGGCTTCAAGATAGGCTTTGGTTACGGCATGATTGTCTGCTGAAGGTGCACTGTTTAACTGTACGACACCTTCAAACACGTTTGTTGGGGCTAAAAAGTTCATGGTGTGAACTCCTATGGGGTTGGGGTTGAGAATAGTTTCATGTGTATCTTATCTGATCACAATCGTTCCGGTCGTTGCATTTACGAAAGTCACCACCAGTTCATTTGTGCTGGTGTGTGTGACATCTGCAAGGACCACAGCACCATTCACCAGCACTTGAACATTGGGGATGTAGTTCAGATTGTGTGTGATGGTCACACTGGTGGTGTTGGTGAATGAATACTCTTTTGGGCGGCTTGGAAAAAAGATTGCATTGGCCATGTTTGTACCTCGTTGCTGGAAGTTTACTCTTCCATAATCAGTGTCACCTCTGCACTAGATGATGACTTGGTTGCTATTTGGATGGAACTGTTCTGGTTGTTCCCACGACCACGATTCAGGACCATGTATCCACCAGATTTGATGAATATCTTGTGGATACCAGCTGTGGCACCACCATCCGTGCCTTCAAAAGACACCCAGATGTCATGTTGTTCACATCCAACAGTGATCACTCTACATTTCCCCGGTAGTACAACATCAGTCCATGTTTGGATTGCATTGAAGTTCCGGATGATGGGAAAAATATTCAAACTGAG